ACTTCATCTTGTTTGAGTTCAAAATCAGGATCAGTTTTCCGTGCATTCTCTTCCCAATTAGTAACAGTTTGTGCAATAAAATTAATTTGATCTTGAGCGTTTGTTTGCTGTTGCTCATTCAACATTTGTTGATTAGCGTTCTTTTGCAATTGAACATCTGCTCTTGTTCTAGCTAATTCTTTACCTACATCTTCGTCCATATATCCATCGTCAATTTTTTGCTGAATGTCATCAGGAAGTATTTGTCCAGTTACTTGTTGTAAATTACTAATAATTGGCTGTAATGCTTCTAAGGCAGCTTGAGGATTGCTTTTCATTAATCCCATAATTGATAAGCCTTGAGCAGTTTCTTCAGGACTTAACTTCATCTCTTTTAAAGATGCCTGAATTTTCTCGTATTGCTCATGCCCTTTTTTGTACTCATTCTTTTCAGCAATAACTTCTTTGAATCTAGGCTGTAAATGCAAAGGTACTTTATCTAAAGATTGCTCGTCTGTTTCTTCCTCAGAAAGTTCTTGCGTTTCAACTTCTTCTGTTTCTTGCTCTACGGATTGCGATTCCGTTTCTTCAGGTTTTTCATCATCAATAGCTGATTGTACTACTGACAATAAATCATCTTCAGTTTCGCTTTCTGTGCTAGACGACAGCACTTCTTGATCTTGATTTTGCTCTAGTTCAAGTTCGTCCTGGTTATTCGAGTCATTGGACGATGTTGACTCTTTTAGGTCTTCGACCATAATACGTCCTTTCTTATTATTAAATTAAGTATATCCATGTTGATCCTATCTTTCAACACCATAGCTAATTAATATTTCCTATAGGTGGTAAAGAAGAACCATTTAGTGTGTTAGGAATAGACGCATTGTTTACTCCTCCACTTGGCGAACCTTGTAACGCTGGATCGCCAGTTCCCTCTCCTTGCGACTGATTCATAGACACAATAGACGGAATGCTCTCGACAACGGCTTGTGTAACATCAAGCTTATCATCTAATCTCTTCAGTAATTCTTTTGCTAACCATAATGGATCAATGCCAGGAATTTGTAACAAGAATGGCATAATTCGTTCTATGTTAGCTAGTTCAGCTGCTCTGTTTGGCTTACCAGTTGATCCAGCCTCTATTTCAAGAAATACCTCGTTCATAATATCTTCACGAGTCATTTCAGGCCATACTGCGCCCTGACCAACAATTTTTCTTACTTCTTCTATAGACATCAAGTGCAACATTACTTGACCAGCAGACCTTGCAACTTCTGACATAAAAGAATCTAATTCATCTACGTTAGCACCTAACGATGACATTCTAGCACTTTCAGCTATGCTAGTTTCTGTAGCTGTTGCCTTTGACACGCCACCAAACGTACTTTCTTGAGCACCTACAACTAATTGAACATCATCAAATAATGTTTTTACTTCGTATAAATTAGGATCAATGCCAATTTGTGCTACTGGCTGAATAACATCATTAACTTTTTGTCCAGCAGCTAAAGCTTGCAATTCTAAAACTGCATTGGCTGGGTGTGTTGCTAGCTTTTCTTTATCAGCATCTTCAAGCATACCAGCTGGTGCAGCATACTTAGGTCTGTTTGCTCTTCTATGCTCCCTTAGTCCTTGCCTTGCTCTATTATACTCATTCTGCATTGGCATTAATAATTTAATATCTGACGGAGGATAGAGTACATCTTTATGCTCAACCTCATTAAATACTAATGGAAATATTGGCCAAAAATGTTCAACCTTTACATCAGGAGATGACGGCTCTCTTAGAAAATCATTGTAGCCATCAGCAATACACATTTGTAATCCACTTTTAATATCATAAATTTCAAAAAGTAATACTAATCCCTCTTTCTCATTTATATCTATTTCTGCATACGATGCTCGTTCATAACTACTTCTGTCGCCCATTAAGCGACCTTTCATATCATATGATCTGTATTGGTTGTTTATATCGATGCCGTAAATTTCTTTAATATCTTCAGGAGATACATACATTTCATGGCATACCCAATTTGCACCAACAAAACCTCTTATTTGTCTGCATTTAGGATCTATAATAATTGAATCAGCTTCTGGAAAATCAAATGTCAAACCCTCTCTTACTGTAACCATAGGCTCGTTTAATAACGTTTCTAATGATAGCTTAAGAGTTTCTATTTGCGCATCATCTCTATCAATTGTGCCATCAGCTGCTTCAGTAGCTATTCTATACAAATGGTCTATCTGCATTTGTAAGTCATAAATTTTATTTGTAACTTCAGGCATTCTATCCATATCACGCTGAAACCCAACTTTAACATAACCAACGCCAGTAGTAACAACTCTTCTAACCAAAGCTTTCATTTGTGATTTGAACGCTGGCTGTTGTTCTGCCATGTAATAATCAAACAATTGTTCTAATGTTTTTGCTACATTATCCAACATTTTTCTATGTGTTTGACCAGCTGTATAATCTTGTATAATTGCCATTGCCTCTGCTGGTGGCATTAAGCCATTTTGTTCTGCTGTCATTTGCGCTTCGTATGCAGCTTGCAATGTTTTTTCATCGCTATCCCATACAGCGTAATCCATTCTTTCTCGTCTTTTTGCCGTGGCTTTTGGATTTTTTGCATATAAAGATGCCGTTCTTTGTTGAACATGACGCTGTAAAATATTAGCTACATAGTTTTTATCGTTCCATTGCGTATCATCAAAACCATGCAATGCAGCGTCCATATCTTTTTTCATCTGCTTGTATGCTTTTTCGTGAAATCCTTTTGCAGATTTAATTTTAGATTGCCAGTCTGACACTAAAGCTTTACGTCTTTCTGTCGGCTCTGGCTTTTCTTCCTTTTCAACTGCAATCATCATAGTTTCTTCCATTACCAGCCTCCAGTTTCATTATGTAATCTGTTATATTTTTTTTGTTGTTCTGAATCCCATTTAACCCAACCCATTGTTCCCTCTAAAGGTATTTTAATTTTGTTACTTACAAAACCAGTAGGTGTTGTAATTCGATCTAAACCCATACCAATCCACGCTATTGTATCTACAAAATCATCGTGTCTTGAGTTAGGGAACTTTAATAATTCATCTACTGCTTTTTGCGTCCAAGGAGATGTCTTAGGCATTTTTACTTTTTTCATTGCCATTCTACCAAGAATAGATTGTGCTCTTTGAACCTTATTAGCTACTGGTGTAACTTCGTCAATTCTGCAATATACTCGCTCTTCTGCCATTCTTTTTCTCAAAAAAGGTTTTATACTCTTACTAATATGCCCTTTTTCTGCCCACCATATAAGGGGTTTGTGCTTTTTTATTAAATTTAACATTGCCGTAACAACTTTATCTGTTGGCTGTTTTTCCCACCACGCATCTATTAAATAAATGTCATCATTGCCATCTACGCCTACTATTAGTAAACAAGTAGCGTCATTTCTTGTTTTATCTATTCCAACGGCATGATCGCTTGCAGCATAAATCCTTAAATCTTTTGGCAAATCTTTTTTTTCATAAAAACTAATATTTTTTCTTTCAAACAAATCTCCATCTTCAGGCGTTGGCCTTTGCTGGTACAATGAAGTAAATCCTCTTGCGTCTAATCTTCTTTGCGCATTCATAAACTCCATGTCAAATCTTTCAGGCCACAACAATTCTCCAGCCTTACGTCCTAACGGATCATCGTCCTCTGCAATAGCTGGTAAGTTTATTATCTTCCATTTTGATGCTTCTTCTTCTGTGTAATGTGGGTTTGTTGGGTCTGTTAGTCTGCCTATCAAATCATCTTCGTGCCATCTAGTTTGCACTATGACTATTGATGCAGATGCTGTCATTAATCGTGTCATTAATACTTGTGTAAACCATGTCCATAATTGTTCACGCAATGTTGGCGACCCAGCCTCTAAGCTATCCTTTATAGGATCATCTAAAATAACAAAATCTCCACCTCGACCAGTAATTGACCCACCTCTACCAACAAAAACTGCCATGCCACCTGACGCTGTTTGTATTCTGCTTTTTGATGCACCACCTAATCTTAATCCAAAATTAGGAAATACTGTTTTATACTGAGCAGAAGTCATAATTGATCTACAATCAGCACCAAAATCTTTTGCAAAATCTTCATTATATGTTGCAAAAATAACGTTTCTATATGTGTCTTTTCCAACAATCCAAGGTATGAAACGCCTTGATATTAACTCTGATTTGCCGTGTCTGGGAGGCATACAAACAATTAATCTAGGAATATGGCCTTTTTCTACCTTTTCTAGCACTTTTGCTAGTGCTCTATGGTGTTTTGAGTCCTTAAATAGCGATATATCGGTAGAATTAAAGTCATCAGGATCAGGCATGGTAAATTTTGTAAACTTTAGAAAGTCTGTCCGTGATTCAATAGCTATTTTCTGCCTTTTTGCAGCAGATATTCTAGTTTCTAACTCATTTAACTGCTTTTTGTTGCTCATGTAGCAATCATCTCCAATGATGTAGTCTTAACGCCTGAGTTTCTGTTTAACCAACCATTGCCAAACGTATTAAATGTCTTTAAGTTTCTGTAAAAATCTTCTCTTTCTAGGCATAACGCCTCAACAATGTCTGCTTGCTCCATTTTATCAACCATTGCTAGTGTTTTTGAGCCAATTACGCCGTCTTGTTCTGCGCCTACTACGCCTTGTAGAAATTTAGCTGCTCTACTTACGCCGTGATTAACGCTCATATCAAATATTATGTAGTCAATACCAATAGGTAATTGATCGCATTTAGCTTTAAGCCAGTAATTTTTTTTATAAATTGGCATTACGTCATTTACAGTTATATCTTGCATATCTTTTACAACTAGATCATTTTCAGCAATCCAATTGTCGTAAACCTTTTTTGTTACGCCTAAATTTGTTTCGCCCCCTGGATCTTCAGGGTGGTATACATAACCTCCCTCATGCTCTAATACTTTAATTAACGATTTATCAAAGTTACTATCCATTATGTTCCTACTTTCTTTTGTGCCAACTTATGTGCGTTTCCAAATGACATTCCGTTAAGCATTTTTTCAGTCATCATGTTCATATGCTTTTTAGAATGATGCTTAGAATGTTTTTTCATAGTTTCTTTTTGGCGATCTGTAAGATCTTTGCCCATCATTGTTTTTGCAGTTCGGCTATATTTCATTTAACTCTCCTTTTTTTCCTAATTTCTTCAACATGAAGATGCCAAAAATAGTTACCAACTCTGATAAATTTTTTTGAAATATATAAATAAACCCACATCATTTTTTAAACTTTGCTATAGATTTAAGACCAAAGCTTGCTGCTATACTTGCCAATATTCCGTATTTAATAAAATCAGGTGCTTCATTTAAAAAAGCAAAGCCATCTTTCATAATTGGCTGTAATGGTTTTATGAAACTTGCACCTATTATTAAAATGAAAAAAATTGTCCAGGCTTCATCTTTCCAACTTCCGTCCATGTTATCGACTGCTTTTTCGTCCCATGATCCCTCTTGCTCAACACGCTTTACTTGTGCCTCTACTTTGGCAACCTCCAGCTTTTGTTTCATTTTAGATTTTTCTTGCCTACCCTCTAACCATGTACCAGCTAAACCAGCTACGGCATTTAATATTGGTAACATCAGTACACCCTCACTTTCTTTTCATCTATTCTTGGAACTAATTTACATATACATTTGTAGGTAGCTTCTTCCCCAGTAACTGTGTCGTATGTTTGATTGCTTAAATATTTTGTATAGAATGTGCAGTCTGCTACATTCCTGAAATAGATTGCTCCTTGAACTACACCATTTAAATAACAAGCAAGCATGAAGGCTGTCATATCAAACCTCTTTTCTTAGCTATAATTGCTAAAACTGTAACTACGCCACTAAACAAAGCAGTAATTAATATTCCTAAAATTACTTTTAAAACTATATCTTTAAATTTTTCTCTGCTTTTTTGACGATCTATTGCTGCTTGTTTTCTTTTTTTACGAGCCTCTGCACAAAAAGCTATATAGTCCGTATAAAGATTTGCACGGCCGTGTAGCTGCATGAACTCCCTCAAAATTTCTTTTTTACGTCTGATCTCTTCTAATGCCATAAACTCTTCTAGGTCATTATCGGCCTTACCTAAAAAGTTAGTCCATATACTGTTTTTTCTTTTGTGTAAGTCTTGTTGAAGTTGATCCTCTGCACCTACAAAATTAGCGATAGCTGATCCAGCAGAACTTATTTCACGACCATTCTCGATAGTTTGTTTTATTATGGCGTATGCCCCATTTGCGAGTGCTAATGCCTCTAACACGGCTATCTCACATTCAATACTTTGTCGAGTTTATCTTCTAGCCTATGCAAAGCCTCCATTACTCGACTAGACGTATCACGCAGATCATCTTTAGATGCGTACTCTTCTCTTGTCTTATTCAGTAGTATTTGTAATCGTTTTACTTCTGCAAACATCTTATTAAATGCCCAAGCAAATGGCATGATGATTAGGGTAATGATTATGTTCCAGACTAGATCAAGCTCCATTATCCAGCTATCTCCTGAATAAGAATAAAACTGCTAGGCTGACTTGTTTCATAAGTTGAGCCATCATCTATATATTGATTTGGTCTAAAATTGTGTCCATTATGAAAACCATCAACTATACATTTAAAATTATAAGTTGTATTTGCTGATGAATTAGATATAAAACCTTTTACTGATACATTTGTTGCACCAAAATTAGCTTGATTATTATATGCTGATTGTGAACCAGTAGCAAATCTTGTATAACTCCCACCACTACCATTAGTGCTATAATGAAGTCTAATTAAATGTGATACATATGTTGATACACTAGCTATTGGTGAAAAATGAGCTTCAACAAATATAGTTGTATTTGCTCCAACAGATGTAAAACTTAAAGTACCATCTAATGGTGAACTCATAGTTAAATCACCAGCACTTGAAAATCCAGATGTACTTGTATAATCAGTTTTTTGAGTTTTAATTATACTACCAGTAGGCATATTAGCTGAAGGTAAAGTAGGCTGACCAGTAAAGTTTAATTTTGTTAATGCCATGCTACCCTCCTATTTCCATTAGAATTATGTTAGATGCAAATCTCGTATAAGTACCATCGTTTGTGTCATTTTGTGACCTATTTATATAAAAATCCCCACTACCAGCTGTAACTCTGCCTTGCCATTTATATGTAACTTGAGATGTAGTTGACGGACTGTCTAAGATGCTAACATGAGATGTAGCAATAAGGTCTGCATGAGTAGAATTTAGACCACAAGTGGCTAACTCTCTATTGCCTTGACCAGTTGCTGAAAGCATAATATCTGAATTATTTCTGAGTAATTTTAAAACAGTTCTGTTAGCACCAACACCTTGTGAGCCATTTATAGTAGACATAATTAAAATTTTACTTGATGTACTTGATGGTGTTATTGAGCAAGTAAAACCAGTTATATCTATAAATGACGTACTATCATCATTAAATGCATCTGTTTTAATCATAGGTACTACTTGCAACACAGCACCAGTTATATAAGGAGTGCCATTACCACTAGCATTTTGGAGGTTGTCTACTTTGAGTATGCTTGTCATTCTATGCTCCTATACTGACGGACACAGTTTTATAAACTGCACTTTTAGTGTGTTCCAACCACTTCCACCTCTTACATAAACACCTCCACCACTACTAACCATGTATCGTATTCTTTCAGTACTTACGTTTGTAATGTTAAAAATATAAGGTATAGTAATGAATCCATGTGCATTAACTGCTTTTGGTGCTTGATATCCACCATGAACAGAAGTAAAATTACTTCCACTATCTGAAGAATAAGCAACTAGTAGTCCTGTGCTATTAGATGCTTGACTATCATAAAAAACAAAACTCATCATAGTTGACCAAACTCCAGTAGACGGAAAAGTCCATGTACCAGTAGATTCTGTCATACCACCATTTTTATTTGCAGTCGCATTAGTAGTTAATCGTGTAAATCCTCTATTTAAAACTTGGTTATTACCTTCTAAATGATCACCAGTTCCGTAGTAAAAAGTTTCTATTACACTATTAAAAGGATCAGTAGTAAATGCAGTAACACCACCACTACTTATAGTCATGGCATTAGTTCCGTTGGTATGTGCTATGTTTTCTACACCAAGTTTACTACTCATTGCTCTACCTCCCATAAAATAAGAGAGCTTGGAATTGCAAAAGAAGTTTTATGCAACCCAGAACCACCAGCACCATTATTTACCCTTACACTATATGATGTTGATGTATAAGCACTTCCTACATTACATTTGAAAGTTACTGGTGTTCCAGCAGTATGACCTGAAGTAACTGATTGCATATCTCCTATTGCTGTTTGACATTCTCCATTTGAATAATTAGCAGCATCAAATTGAGAATAAACAAAAAGATGATTTCCAATAAATCCAATCAAAGTTGAATCTTTAAACATTGAAGCATGACCACCAGTATCTGCATTTACAGGCTCACAAAAATATAATCTTGCCTGTGCTATAATAACACTTGTTGATGATATTGGTGTAATTGATTTTTCTAATAATGTATGACCTTGACTTACTGTTGGTGTTGATTGTGAGGGGATTTTATAATTTATTCCAGTAGGTATTGTTGTATCATTATCACTAGTTACAGTTTGACATTGTAATAATTTTCCAGCATTTGAAATTTTTATATTACCACCAGTAGTTTTGGGTTGAATCTCGTCAACAAATAATTTAGACAATGGTCAATACTCCATTAACTGTTAATGTTTTGTTTGTAGGAATTGTGTAGTCGCCAGCTACCATTGCTCGCTCCCCACTAGCAATCGTTACATTATCTGTAGCCTGGCTACCATTTATCCTGATACCATCTCTAAAAACTGTAGAACTAAACTTAGCAGCAGTAACAGAACCATCTGTAGGCACTACTGAATTACCAACTTCTCCAAGAGAAACTATGTAATCTATTGTGTCTGATGTAGTCAGGTTCTCTGTAAATATTATGTTTGATCCTGATACGCTATAAGCATCTCTAGGTGCTTGCGTTACACCATTGACAGATACAATTAACTGCTCTGCCGTTGCTGGAGTAAATGCAGCTGTACCTTTTGTTAATGCAAAAGTATCTGTCGTGCTAGAAATTGTTATATTGTCTAGCTTGTTATAACTTCCAGCAAGTACTGGCTTTCCTATATATGGCATTGTTTATCCCTCTTGCAATTCTTTCCAAGTTTTAAACTTAGCTTTAACTGTATCTGTCCAAACTGCATTAGCTACTGCTTGTACTTCTGATGCTTCTTTAGATATATCTGAATCAGGATTTAAAACATGACGATGCCTTGATCTGCTAATTACTGTGCCATCTTCTTTGATAACTGTATCGGTAGCAACTTGAACATGCCAACTCCCCACAACCTCTATTTTGCTTATTTCAACTTCTTTTGTTATTGCCATTTTTTTTTCCTTTATACTGTTGGATATGCTGCACTAAATTCAAGCCAACGATTAGACGCATCTGCATTTGAATTAACAGAAGCACCTAGCATAGTATACATTTGTATTCGTGAGGCATTTTGCACCACATAAACTGTACTTACAGTATTATTTACTACTGTAAACATATTTGCATAACCTATTGCTCCAGTTCCAGAAGCATAACCATTTGCATTTGATTGTGAAGCATAAGGCAATCCATCTATTACGACTGTAGCACTAGCATTAGTACCAGAAAATCTCATAGAACAAGTTACATAACACATATGACCAATTTTAACGTATGAAGCCTTTAAAAAATCTGTAGTAAAACTACTCCAACCACTACTAATAGTTGGTGTCCAAAATCCTTCTTCATAATCTTCAAAAAGTTCCGTGGTTTCAGTTGTATTTGCGCCAGTTGCACCACCAGTTGCAGAAAAATCTATACCTTTTGTGTTTTGAAATACTATGTTTTCTGTAAGAGTACCTAAATTAGTTATTTTGGATAATGCCATTATTTACGCCCCTAAAGTTCGTACATTATATTAATTAGACCAGCATCAAAGTTACCACCTGAAACTAATCTAACTGTTAATTGAGTCAAAGTTGCACCTAAGTCCTTATAGCCACCACCAAACATACCATTAGACGTATTATACATTACAGAATGAGAGGTAACAAAAACATTACTTCCCATATGGTTTATTGTTGCAATTCCGTTAATAGAATTTCCACCATTGGTATATCCGATAAACCAACCTGATGAATCACTCTGCCCACCTCCTCCATAATGAGAAATAGAACCATATCCTGATGATACAAAACCACCACTTGTTCCAAGTCTTATTAAAACCCCAGCATCACTTCCAGCACTAACACCATAAAAATTAACATGTATTCTTTTTATTCCAGATGGTAAACCTGTAAAATCTGCTTTATTAGTGCCAGTTACAGAAACTCCACCACTATTTAATGTTGTTATATTATCTGTAGATGTTGATGTGCCAGTACCACCATTAGCAACTGGCAATACACCAGTAACCTTTGATGTAAGGTTTACTGCACTATCTGCTATCTTTGCTGTGCTTACAGAGCCATCAGGAGGAACAGTAGTTTGTACTGCCCTAGCTAAATAAATAACATAAATATCATCTGTGCCTGATACAGTTCCAGTAAGATTTACTATTACATTGTTTACAGTATATGCACTTATAGGCTCTTGTCTTACATTATTGATATACAATGCTATGTCATTTTCATTAGCTACTGCATGAGATAATGTAAGTGTTGTACCACTAGCACCAGTTAAATCTTGTTTTAATAAACTGGTAAATGCAGCGTCTGCTTTGTTTCCTATATAAGCCATTATGTACTAATTAAATCCACTCTTGATAACCAAACGTCTAAACTGGACGCTGTGTTTGATTGAAAAAACATACGATCCCCATTTTGCACTACCATCTTTGCCCCACCATCAAGTATCTGCAAAGCACCTCCTCTTGGTATTGGTGCGTTCTTTATAATGTAATGAACATTCGTAACTGTAATTTGACCACCATGATTGCTATGATTGCCACAATAATAATATAACGTTGCTGGCGTTGAGTCAGATACAACAACAGTTAATGTATTGGCACTCGTATCTCTTGTTACGCCAGTTGTGTATTCAGAACCACCACCATGCGTACCATCAGAAGTTGTAGATAATGAAAATGGGTGTGCAGCTGGATATGTAAATACATAAGTAAATCCCTTATGTAATGTAAGCGTTGGCCTCGTTGCTCCATCAAGCAAATATTGACTCGATACTACTGTAACTGTGATTGCATAAGGATCGCCAGTATTGCCAGTAGATGCGTCTTTTGTCATAAAACATGATATTTCAATCTGATTGTCTGAAGTGTTTGCACAATGAATACCAATCAAAGTATCGTCTGAATCAAAATCACTACCATCTGGAATATCTAATGGCGTTACACCTACCCCAGTTAAAAAATTACGTTCAAAATCTTGAGCCATATTTTACTCCCTATAAAGCCACAGCCATTGCCGTAGCAAACCCCTTGGTTGAAAATGATGATGTGTCAGTAGCTTCAATCGCTACCCACGCTGAACCATTATAAAATTTTAAATTTTGCGTAGATGAATTGTAATACAAATCCCCAGCACTAACAGAACCACCACTCGGATCAGTTGCATGAGTTCCCTGGTAAACATTAGAAAATGATGTTGCATTAGTTTCGGCTTGTTGTGCATAATACTTTGCAGAAAACAATGTGCCGTCTACTGTGCCAGCTGTGTAACTTGCCCAATCTTTTGCAGAATGCTTGCCAGTATTTTGACCTCTATCTAACGCCCCTACTGCATATCCTTTTGCAGAATATTCATCTCCAGTATCTACATGAGTTGTTGCGTTTGGAGTTGTACCACCACCAATCGCCCATTCCCTAGCAGAACCAATTATATTTGTAACAACAGATCCGTTATCTCCTATTGCGTGTGCCTTAGATGATGCGTCAGAAGTTGTAGGTATTACGCCATCTACCTTTATAGCGTAATTCTGTGCTTTTGTTGCCTCGGCACTTGCACCAGTAATTGCAGAACTATCTCCAGCAACAGTCTGAATTTCACTAGATATACCAGCTACAGTTCCTATTTCAGTTGCTATGTTTGCAGCTGAAGTTACATCTCCTGAATTAGACGCTAATGTTGATAAGCCTGATATGCCAGCTAATGTATTTATGTTTGTTTGCTCGCTTGCAGTAGGCTTAAAGGTAATCCATGCTGAACCAGTATACACAAGCATGATGTTGTTAGTCGTATTAAAATATAGAGCACCAGTTAAAAGAGCGTTGCCGTCATTATCTAATGCTGGATCAGATGTCTTTGCTCCCAAGAATCTATCATCAAATGTGTCTAATGCTAACTCAGCTGCCGTTTGTGCGTTTTGTGCAGCCGTGGCAAAACCTGATGCGTTACTAGCTGATGTTGCAGCTGCATCTTTTGCGCTTTGAGCAGTTACGCTTGCACCCCAAACGATCACATTTTCATTACCTGATACAGATGGGGTACTAGGGGGAGTTGCTAGCGTAAGAGTATTTCCAGATACTGTGTAGTCATCGTTTGGGTTTCTTAATGCTCCGTTAACAAAAACAAGAAAATCTGTTTCTGACGAATACGAAAATGATAATGTAAATTGGTTTGTTGAGCCATCGCCCTCAAACTTATCAACGGCTGACGATGATGTGTTTATTGCAGCGTTAGCTATTAATATCCACTTGCCAGCGTTTAAATCTGTAGCAAACACAGTTCCTGATGTGTGTGCTATTGTTGATAGATAAGTAGCTGCATTAAAGTTAACAATCGTGCTGACGGCATACGCCCTTGACGCTGACCAATCGCCGTCTACTGTAAATCCTGATACGCCTATCAATGCTAAAGCGTCTGTATCAAATGAGTTTTTGTGTACTGATTGATTAGCTATCTTGCCATCATCTCTTTGTATAAGACCAATGTTTGTATTTAATCCGTCTAGGTTTGTTTTGAGTTTATTGAACTCGTTGTCTACTTGAACACCTGGTAATGGATTTGACGGAGAAGTTGTGGCAAAGTCGTTAAAGTTAAACTGCCTCGAATACGGCGTTGGTTGTGCCATGTAATTACCCCATGATTCGTAATGTTGAAATTAGTTTATCTTTTATTTCAACAACATTCAAGTAGTTGAAAGATTGATTTTTTCAGAAAATTTGTATGGGAGGGCATGATAATATACCAGGCGCTACGGCGAACACCCCAAGGGGGTGGGCTGACTATATAATATGCGAGGCAAAAAATCATTAATAGTGCATAACAAACTATTTAAACCTTATGTGTTCTCTAGGTTTGCTGGCTTAGTTGTGTTGTTATTAGTTAATCGGCTTGGCTATTTTTGACCTTTGCTCTTCCCAGTTATCAATTAGCCTGGTCAATTGTTCAGGTGTAAGTTCTGATAAATCTTTATTGCTATCGTGATCTATTGCATTCTTGCCAATGTCGCCAGCTAATTCTAATGCAGTTCTGCTTGCCGAAACTCTTGCTGATGCTGGTGTATCTACATCTTGCATTATTTCTTTTAATGTATTTACGGCAATTGTGGCGAGATCGGTTGCATACAGTCTTTGTCTTTCTTGCCGAATTAGATTTATTACGGCTGGATTCCTAGTTAGCTTGTAAGCTGTTTCTTTAGGATATGAATAACCAGCCATTCTACAAGCCTCAGTAGGATTTTTATTCTCGGCTACTAAGTAATGAATAAAGTTTTGCTGTTTATTTGTAAGATCGCTTTTTTTAATCTCATTCATTGCAGAAATTCCTTAATTATTTGTCGTGGCTGCACAAACAAATTTTAATACAAAATAAGTTTGATTTATATACAGAAATAATTTACGATGTTGAACAACGTTGATCGCATGAATCAACATAACTTTAAAAGGAGCGACAATATGCAAGGAAATCTAAAAAATTTAATTCCTTTATCTGTAATTGTAACAATATCAATATGTCTGGTATTGCTTAAAAACATAGTTCAGGAGTTTAACGAATATTACGGCTATTATGATATAGGCTTATTTATATTAGTTCAGTTTATTCTAACTTTTAATATTTACCTTACATTTAAATTAAATTCAGGAGGTAGATAATGACTAATTATTGTTTTATCCCAGTCCCTGACAATAAAACTTTTCATCGTGTAGCTAAAATTTACGAAAACGTTAATGGATATTTTCCACTAGGTAAAAGTAACAAAGAAGATCCAAACGAATTAGATAAATTTGTAGGGCGTTACGATGAAGTTAAGTTTATTTGCGATATGTGGAATAAACGCCTGAAATTATCTGAAGATCAAATAGATAAAATAGTTTTAATGTCATTATGTGCAGAGGAGGAAGAAGATAATGGATAGCCTAAACGATAATATATCTAAATGTCTTAATACGATTGATATAGAGGATTTAATACCAGCTGATGAAAAAGATAAAGACAAGGTAAGCTGGGTTGAGGCAATACAAATATTAGATCCATTAATTCACAAAGAAGTTTCAGAACTTGATAAAATAGGGCGCAAATTCGCAAGCAAAAGATTTGCCCAAGCTTGGCTAACTATGTTGCGAGGTCATTAATTATAGCCGAAACATTGCCAGCATTATTGCTGGCTTTGTCTATTTAAGGTGTTTCTTAAATACTGACGATGGCAGACACTATCGAAACAAGGAGCGACAAAATGAATAAGAAATTAATTAACGCAGTTATAGAAAATCTTGGTTACGATGATTTAAATGATCCTGAATTAATAACTACATTACAAGATATAACAAATTGTCCACATGGAATAGCTGGGGGATTTGGTGGCTTTATTTACTATTCAGAAACAACCAGCTTTTTTAATGAAAATAGAAAAGAGATTATTGAACTAGTAAAAAATATGTCTTTTGAACTTGGCGAGGGAATGATTGAATTAGTAGCTAGCTTTAATTGTTTAAAAGATATGGACGTTACATTAGACGAAATAGGTAACGTTTTATTTTGTGTTGAAACTGATAATCGTAAGGAAAAAATGTTAATTAAAAATGCCTTAAGTTGGTTTGCTTGCGAAGAAGTAGCAAGACATTTAATTGACCAGCTGGAGGACGCTTAAAATGGCTAATAAAGACTATTCAGATAATTATTATACTGATCCAGCAAGGACACACCCTGATATAAAGTTAGACGTTCCCATTCCTCGTGAATGGGAAAGTCATTCTTATATAAATGATGTTTGCCCAAGCTTTGTGTTTAAAGGATTGCAAATATTTATTTGCGATAAAAAAACTAAAAAGCGTGAGGAAATGGATTTTTTATATTCTGTTATTTTAGAGGAACAATACGGCGTAGCTGAACATTCTTTATTACTAACTGATAATTGGAAAGAAGTTTTAAAGTTTGTAAAAGATTTTAAGCCAGCACCAACACCAGCAGAAAAAAACAAATTAATGGAAAAAAACATAAAGCTTGTTGCTGGTCTTACTGTCGATGAGTTTCAAACAAAATGCGAAAATTACAAAATACATTGTAATCATTTAGATGATTTAATTTTCGAATTAGCTGAATCAATTAGCATTGAGGATTATAGAAATGATAAATAATACTGATGATCTAGCAAATCAATTTTTAGACAGAATAAAGGCTCATTGTAAAATTTTGACTGAACATACACATTACGCAACGTATGATGATTATGATTCTGAAAAATACGATGATGAAAATGTTTTTTGGGATCGTGGGCGTAATTTTGCATATTCTCATATTTTAGAATTAATTGAAAAATTTGAAAAAGGAGAATTTCCACAAGCTTAGAAATAGCCGAAACATTGCCAGCTTCATTGCTGGCTTTGTCTAATTAGATTTGGTTTTTCTAATTACTGATGATGGCAGAACCATTATAAACTTAGGAGCGACAAAATGAAGATCGATAAAAAAGCGATTGCTGGCATAAAAAGATATGTCAGGGATCTTATTAAAGATAATCATAATCAATTATACGGCAAAGAAGATTTAAACGATTTTTGGGGCGTGTATATTCATAACGAAAATCAGAGCAACGAAATCGTATATGACATTAATATTTTTGGTGGAGATTTTGGCGTAAAAAAGGATCATGTAAAAGCCATAGTTTATCCTACAAATTTTGACGGCAGATATTATAGCACGGATTTCAGCCAAGAATTAGATATAGGTAATTTTTATTGCCAAGAAACTTATTTTGGCTGGGGATTATATGTCAAAGGAGGTCATGGTTTAACTCTGGAAACTTGGAACAAAGACAAACAAGACACACTAGCTATGCAAGAAGAATGGAAAGCAGAATTTCCAAGCATTGAAACTTTCGTAATTGAAACAGAAAAGGGAGCAACGCAATGACTCATTCTGAATTATGCTTATGGTGTGGCGAAGATACATCATTCGGTAGTGGTAGATTTGTAAACCGAATACCAGCAAGTAGACAAGATGGCATTGATGACGAATATAGAGATGGTTTTCAATGTGCAGAGTGTCAATGTGAAAAGTGTGATGTTTGCAAACAAATTAAAGAAGACTATGAATTTACAATTGATTGTGATGTTATTTGTCAAGATTGTATAGATGACAATATGGAATTTTTATATGACGAACAAATTGTTAAAAAGTATGGTCATTTATTTAATATTGATATTGAAAATTTTGAATATGGAAACGATCAATGGTTAAAGTTTTTAGATGATCTACGAGGTTTAACATTTGTTGATAGTGTAGAAGATGGCTATTTGATTCAGGAGATAAAGCAATGAGTAAAATTACTGTTCAAATAGCTTGGGGATCTGATCGAGATGAAAACAATATCAAAGAGTATACTTTTGATTCTAGGGAAGAATACCACGGCTTTATGAGAGGTGTTAATGAATCTAATGGCTGGCTAGACTACGCAACCATAGGAGATGGAGAAACTTTTGAAACTATCGAAGAATGGAGAGAATATTATGAGTAAGCAAATAACAGGTTACGATATTATTATACATTGGAGCGATGGCACAAAAGAAGATCTCGATGTATATGGTGCGATACCTTATTTCAAAAGCGTTGATAATTACCTTGACGCTATACAAGAAGAAGTAAATGAAAGTGAGGACGAATAATCACTTCTTACGCTGGTTACGCTTTAACTGTTGTACTTTCTCATATCCAATAGATGCGTAACCAGCAGTATCTTTATAACTATCATCATGCAACGGATTAAATGACTTCCTGACAATCTTTTGTATTTCGTTGAAAGCAACAACATCAAGAGCCACGAATTGATTCTTTTCACGCCACGGCGCATCAAGGTATAACTCCATCATTTTAGCCGTCTTATCTATTACGTCCATAGGATCGCCGTATTCGGCGTTACGCTTATTATCTACAATATCGATAACTTCTTTTAACATTTTAGAACGGCAACTCGTCATCTAATTCTTCCTTTTTAGTTATTTTGGTTATTTCAGCACCAGGAAAATGCTTTTTCACTTCTCCATATACTTCTTTATAGTGAGCCTCGAATACTCTTATAACTTCTTCCATAGATATAACTGTAATATCTTTATCAAAATACACATGATCGGAAGAGTCATTAACAAAAGCGTATTTTTTACCCTCGTCATTAACCATATGCCAAACCTTTTCGCATTCAGGCTTATGTCCAGCTTCTAATACTTTCTTTTCGATAATTCTCCAGCCACGGATCATATCTTCAGCTTTAGCCACGACTTCAGATATACTTTCCTGACCTAGAGCATGGTTAAAGTTTTGTCTAGCTTGTTCAAACCTTGTTGCCAAGGCTGGATCGGCTAGTTGTTCCAGCTTTCCTATGCCCCAACGTTGCTCCATATCTCTGGCTACTTTATCAACCGATTTTAGCGATGCTCGGATAACTGCTGCTTTCTCTTCCTCCTCATACATTTTCGGTACGTCCATAGCAATGTAATCCACACCAGTATATTCAGGTTTCTTTTTAGTCTTTGACCACTTCCCATTATACGCCATACAAACCTCCGTAAAGGTTTACTGTTAGCAACAACCACCTCCAAGGTGGTGTTGCGAAAGTAACACCTAGGGGGTATGGGGGGTTTACTTTCGCATTACTTTCGCACACTTTCGCATTACTTTCGCAAAAAACGGCCTTTTCCAAAACATTACTTTCGCAAATAATAGCCATATTAAGCCTCACTTTCGCATTTTTAAGCTAAATATGCCTTTACTTTCGCTTTTTTGCTTTTGCGAAAGTAACGCATTTTCGACCTGATCTTTAAGTTGATTCAGCAGAATACCACGCTTATTAGCTTCTTTTTCTAAATCATCTAATTGTTGCATCAGGATCTCTTGATTCAACAACAATTTAGTCATTTCTTTGTTTAGTTTATTATTAAACATAGTCGCTCCTTTAATCTGGTTGCCTTACGACACGCAATCCTTTTAGGTTTTTGTGTCCATCTACTGTAGCTACCTCGATGTAGCCTTGGTCTAGCCAAGCATTCATATAGTTTTTAGCTGAACGGCTTGGCATTCCGTATTCTGACTTTATCCAAGCCAAGAATGATCTTTGAGTATTGTTGCCTACGGCGAATGGTTGTTCGTTATTCCATCGCTTTTCTATTTCGGTAAATATGCTGGCAGTTTGTCCACGATCCAGCTTTGCAGATGCTTCTAATATAGCATCGATTTCTCCTGATCTATCGACAAGCAAGCCTCCCTCTTCCCTAACAAACGTATGCGTAGACATATCAGCCTGATCGTTTACCTTAACAATCCCTCCACAAACGCAAGTGCCTTGCCCAGCATCGAATCCCATCTTTTGAGCCACGACAATTTCATCGCCCTCTGGCATATTCCACAATCCATATACCCATCTTGCTCCGTCTACGAGTGCCGTTGTGCCACGGATAGCCTCTCTTGCTTGCATTGACTTCTTGATCGCAAATGTGCCGTCCTTACGCATATGATGGGCAACAAGTACATTGCCGTTTATAGACACGCATAATTCAGACATAAGCGACCACCAATATTGAGCAGCAGCTGGATCAGTATTTATATCTGCGTGAGCAAAAGCTTGTAATGGATCTATAACAACAAGAGCCACTTCTCCAAATTCAAGTAACTGCTGCTTAATGTTTTGGTAAAAGGCCGTAAACGAGTATTGCCCTTGATACTGACCAATAAAAGCATTTGTGCCACCAGCATCAGGCATAGGCACGATAAATAGATTATTTTCTGCCCTATCACGCAATGTCGGATTACTGATACCCTCGATGCGTCTATGAATAGATGACGCTGAATCTTCAGCACCAAAGAAAACTACTTTCCCATTATGAGAAACGTTGCCACCAAATGCAGTTTCTGTGTGCATTGCCTGATCGCCACCAGCTACTTTTAAGCATAGATCTAATAATATGTATGATTTACCAAGGCCACCGATTGCAGCAATTAGTCCAGGAACACGCCTTGGCAGTATATTATCTATAAGCCATTCTTGTTCAGGTGCTTTGCCAGCGTATCGGTGCATTCCCCAATCTGTAATAAGCAGAGGAGGA